CGCCTGGCTATTTTGACGAACTAGAGTTACAACAAATTTATGAAGATGCTACCGGCTCGATCGTCTACGATGAGACGATAACAATTACAAGTCCATAGGAGGAAAATTATGCCTTTAAGTGATATCGTCGACGTCGTAATTACAAGACAGACGCAGACAGTAACCGAAGCAGGGTTCGGAATCCCGATGATCCTCGGGGCAAACGTTAGGTTTTCGGACTTAATACGTTTTTACGCTGATATGGACGAAGTCGCAGTCGACTTTGATCCGTCAGATTTAGAGTATATTGCTGCGCAAGATATATTCTCGCAAGAGATTTCACCTCCTCAAATTGCAATCGGTCGCCGACAAGTCGACGATGTCACGATTGAAGTTGAAACGGCGATGACTGCCGAGGATTATATTTTGACGATTGATGGCGAAGAAATTTCGGTTACTTCAACGTCGACAACTACTTTTAGCGTGGTTAACCTCAACGCGAATCTTGTTACCGGAAACCGAATTGCTGTCACCGTTGACGGCGTCGGAGTTGGCACGGTTACGGCGGTTATTGATTTCGATAGTGACTTCGTGGCTAGTAACTCAATCGTAGCGACGATTAACGGATCGCCGATTGCAGCCGTCCCCTTCAACACAGATCAAGCGACTACAATCGCAGATCTTGCAACCGCTTTACAAGCAACCGTTGCAATCGCTACGGCTACAGTAACCGGAGCAAGACAAATTACAGCCGTCTTTGCTGCTGCCGGCACTAATACAATCAATTCGATCATAACGACGGGCGGAGCTTCCCAACCGGACGCAGATATCGCACAAGGTGGTTTTGTGTTCTCCGTCGATACTCAAACGACAATGGGGAATATCGCAAGCGCGATTATCGCAGCTCACCCGACTTATACCGCAGTCGTTTCGGGTGTAAACTTTCGGACTCTTACAGTCGAAGGGCCTCCGAACGTTACGGCTGTCGTCAATAGCTTTGTCGTCACCGGCGGAGTTTCGCAAGCTGTCGCGACGATTACGAATCCATTGCAGGCCGTTACTCCGGAGTCAATCGCCGGCGATATTGTCGCAGCGATTAACGATACACCTCCGCAGCCCGACTTGCCAGTCCTAGCCGTTGATAATTTGGATGGTACTTTCACCCTTCAAAATAAAACGCCTGGTACAGCATGGACGCTTAAGGTTTCAAGTACGATCATTAATCCGAATCAGGCAAAAGTTAGGATTACACAGGTCGAGCCTAATCAGCTTTACCGCGTGACGATCAATGGTATCAATTTCGATTATACAAGCCTTGTAACCGTTCAAAATGCGAACGAAATTGCAACCGTCTTAGTCGACTTGATTAATGCGATCCCTCAAGTTGTACCGGTCACCGCGACCTTAAACCTTGACGATACAATCGAGCTTATTGCCGATGATCTTACGCAGCCGTTTTCTTTGACTGTTAGCAATGAAGTTATGAGCATTCAAAAGGGAATGATTATACAGCCCTTAGTTGCTGCGAATCCTGTAGCCGATGACTTGACAGCTATCAACAATGCAAATTCAACCTGGTACGCTTTAATTGCGACTACTAGGGATCTTGCGACGGTTAAGGCAATCGCTGCTTGGGTCGAAGCACGGATCAAACTTTTTGGTACAGCTTCAAGCGATGCGGACATTATCAACGTGCCGGCTGGTACGGATACGACTTCAATCGCTGCCTTTTTAAATCAGCTCGGATATGTGAGAACTTTCGTCATGTATCACCAAGACGCTGATTTTGACTTTCCGGAGGCTGCTTGGTTTGGTCGTGTACTTCCATTAGAGCCAGGGTCAGAGACTTGGAAATTTAAGCGATTGAATGGAATTTCTTACAGCAATTTAACGACTACACAAAGCAATAATGCGCTGGCTAAAAAGGCCAACACATACGAGTTTGTCGGAGGTGTAGGAATCACAGCAAACGGCACAGTAGCGCAAGGCGAATATATTGATATCGTCCGAGGCGTCGACTGGCTTACTGCCCGAATCCAAGAATTTGTTTTCTCGGTGCTAGTTAATAACCCGAAAGTGCCTTATACCGATGCAGGTATTGCGGTCATTCAGGCCGAAGTAATGCGAGCTTTGGCGTTAGGTGTGTCGAATGATTTTCTTGCCTCTGATCCTGCGCCATTGGTGACGGTTCCTAAAGCTGCCGATGTTCCTCCGGCTGATAAGGCAAATAGAATCCTGCGAAACGTAAAGTTTACGGCTACACTTGCCGGCGCGATTCATGCGGTGGTTATTCGCGGAACAGTATCAGTTTAAAAAATTAAGGAGCTTTTAACATGGCAGTACGCACGTTTGATCCGAAGAGCGTTATTATAGCTATCGGCGGTGTCCCTATGAGTGGTTTCGCGGATGGTACTTTTTTGGAGGTCACCGCAGACACGCAGCAATTTACGAAGGTTATCGGAGCCGATGGCTTTGTAACTAGAGTTAAAACAAATAATTACGGCGGAGTGATGACGTTAACCCTCGGGCAGACGTCACCTTCGAACGATGTTTTATCCGGCTTTCTGGCTGCGGATCGCGTCGCAAATCTCGGCGTGGTTCCTATCTTGATTAAGGATCTCAGCGGTACAACTATTTTGTTTAGTGCGACCGGATGGATACAGCAATTTCCAGATGTCACTTTCGGAAACACAAATAATAATCGCGCTTGGGCGTTTGATCTCGCGGAGATGGATGTCTTTATCGGCGGTAACGGGGAAAATCCATAATGATTGAAACTAAAGAAAAAGTAATCGGCGAATCAAATTATAGCGTGGTTCAAATGCCAGCAATGCGAGCCGTCAAGCTTCAAGCGAAATTGCTTAAACTTGTCGGCCCTTCTTTTGCTGCTTTGGTAGCTTCCGGCGATAAGGAAAATCCGGATAGCTGCTTGCCTTTGGCGGTTAGCCTTTTGGTTGATAAGCTAAATGCCGACGAACTGGAAAAGCTTGTTTTAGAGCTATGTACAGGGGTGCGAAAAGATGGCGCGGAATTGACTAAGCCTAAAATTGACTTAGATTTTGCCGGCAATTTGAACGAGCTTTATCTTGTATTGCAATTTGTTTTAGAGGCAAATTTCTCTGATTTTTTTCAGGAAGGCGGTATTATCGCCGAACTAATCAAGGCAGCGCAAGCGACGAAAGTATCGCCCGAATTGAAAAAAACTTAGATCCCAATTATGCCGATGAAGCTTTCTTATGGTCGCTTGTATCGCAAAAGCTGGTCAGTCTTAGGGATCTCGAAAGTTGGTGGTCACTTGATGACGTAATGAAAATGTATGCGATGATCGAGTTTAACGCGGATATCGCAACCGAACGCAGAAAAAAGGCTAAAAATGTCAATAGTAAGGTCGCTACTAATTAGTATCGGGTTTAAAACCGATAAAAAAGCTATCAATGAAACCAACCGAGCTATTACAGGTTTCAAAACACGTTTTGCCATTGCTGCGACCGCTGCGAGTTACGCCTTTAAGGTTATCAAAGATTTCTTTACCGATATCGCTGCTGCGACTCTCGACTCCGAAGAGCTTGCAAGATCTCTCGGAATTTCCCTTAATGAATTAACTGCAATGCAGCAAGCAGCGCAGAAATTCAGGATCAAGCCGGAGCAGTTTTCCGGCGTCTTATCCATGCTTCAAAAAGATTTAAACGAATTCGTGCAAGGCTTCGGCCGTTTGCCCGAACTCGCAAGACAAATTGGAATTGAAATTGCAAGGGATACGACACCGATTCAGCTTTTCGATAAGATTATTGAAAAGATCCGAGAGATTGAAGACGAGCAGCAAAGAATTAGAATTGCCTCGGCTATTTTTGGCGAGCAGTTAGGCGTCAGGATCTCGGATCTCTCGCAAAACTTTGACGGGTTTAAAGAATCAGTCAAAGACGCTTATGAGGAATTGCAAAAGCTACCGGACATAACGCCCGAAGCAAAAGCATACGAGCAAGCCGTTAACGGTATGGGTCAGGCTTTTGATAGGCTTGTCAGGCAGTTGGGAACGTATGTTTTTCCTGCGTTAGAGAAGCTTTTTAATTATCTCGAATACGTATCTAAGTTTTACGGCACGCTATTCAGCGGAGATTTTGCAGGCTTTAAAGAAGTGTTAGACATAGGAAGCAAAAAGATTGACGAGATAGCGCAAAGCTTCTCTGATAAGGTTACGGCTGCAATTGATTACTTAAATCCCTATGTCACATACGATCCGACGGCTCCCCGAACACCTGCGCCAGAGTCTTACGGGCCTAGTTGGATCGAAAGTCAGTTGCCGGCAAGTTGGGTTAGCTACGTAAATAATCAAGTTGATATGAATGTCCCTTCAGGAACTAGCGCAGAGCAAACCGCTTATTTAGGCGATCAAGTGCAAAGAATGATTGAAGACTCGATTTTAGATACGTTTTATCAAATTCAAAACAATAATCCGCAGGTGGAATAATGGTTTTATCTCTGCTATTCGGAAAAAAATACGCTCAGACAACGGTTTCAAGTGTGCTTATCGACGCTGTTTTAACCGAAGATCACCAATATAACTCACGCGTGACAAATTATCCCGTAGAGGATGGCCGGATTATCTCGGATCACATTATTAACGAGCCGGATACTTTGCAAATTACCGGCGTTGTGTCCGACACTCCCCTTTCGTTTCTAGCTCCATTCAATCGCTCGATAAATGCTTTCAACGCGCTTGTAGAGATACATAATCGAAGGGAAAGGATTACAGTCGTTACCGGAATTAAAGTTTATACGGATATGGTAATAACTAGCCTGCAAGTACCTAGAAACGTACAATCAGGGCAGAGTTTAACCTTTGTAATCGACTTGCAGAAAGTCTTTTTAGATAGCTCGATCCGATTGACGCTTAATCCGAATAATCCTTTTAATAAAGCACCGGACAAAATACCCCGTGAAATAGTTGCGGACGCGAATAAGTATCCTTTCATACAAGCTGATCCTATCACCTCGCTAAAGGATCAAGCAAGCTCCGGCATTGATTCAGGGATTCAAGATCTTGTACCCGTGCCGTCGATCATTTTACCTAGAATTACCGCACAAGCTGCGGTCTTAGGAGCTTTGATATAATGCAGATCATACCATTTAAAGAGCCTTCGCGCTGGCAAGAACAGATTGAGCTTTCAGGTGAAATATTTGTTTTAGAGTTTACTTGGAATGCCTTAAATGAATTTTGGGGCATGACTATCTATAACCGCGATAAAGTGCCGTTAATCTATGGAATTACAATCGTCCCTAATTTTCCTTTGCTTGCTCCCTTTACTGTTTTCGGTAAACCGGTCGGCGAGATAGTTTGTCAAAACATTGTCGGCGGTAGCGATATCATTGGACGTTTTGATATGTCGCAGAAATTCGAGCTTGTCTATTACGAAGAGGGCGAGCTTGAAGCAATAGCAATTGAAGCCGAGGCGTTAAATGCAGTTTGATCGCGTCATAAATCTAAAGGTGGATCTTTCAAACCCTCCCCCCTCGATTACCTATCGCGGACAGCTTGAAATTTCAAACCTGCGGATCGCTTTTTCTGTTTTTAAATCCGAATCATGGTCGACGAACACGGCAAATATTCGCGTATGGAATTTGGGCGAAAGCAAGCGCAACGAATTAAATTCATACGGCGACGGCATTACCCTATCGGCTGGCTACCGGCAAGAGACAGGCCCAGAGGTTTTATTCAGGGGAAACACTTCGCTTGTTAGCCATATTTGGGCAGAGCCGGAGATTATCAGCGTCTTTGACTGCGGAGATGGAGAGAAAACGCTTAACTCGATCTTGGCTTCCTGGTCATTTGGGGCAAATACTCCCGTTAGAACAGTGATCGAAGCTTATGCCGGATTGCTAGGTTTAACGATTGTAGAGATGACGCCGACGGATAATCTGGTTTACGCTCTCGGCCATAAATACGCAGGGATCGCAAAAGACGGTCTTGAAAAAGCTTGTAAAGCGGTCGGCTTATTCCCTAGTGTTCAGAATAATAACCTAGTGATATTAAAGCAGGGTGTCGGCTCCGGTCGGCCTCCGGTTGACGTTAACCCAGATACCGGCATGATAGGAATTCCGCAGCGTTACACGGATCGCCGGCAATACCTTTATCGCGCTTTACCTCCGAATGGCGCACCGAAGCCAGGATGGAAAGTAAGAACTCTTTTGCGTCCGGATATCTTGCCTGGCGACCGGATTCGATTAAGATCTCAACGCGTCGACATTGACGGGATCTTTTACGTTATTTCGATTCGGCATGAAGGCGATAACTTCGGGCCTCAATTCGAAAGTCTTTTAGAGGTGATTGCAGTATGACAAGCCCAACGGATATTTTTAGAGACTCAGTCAATGCGATGCTTTGCAACGTTCATACGTCTTTGCCTGGTATCGTCAAAGGTTATGATCCCCTAACGAATAAAGCGACCATTCAGCCGGCTTTAAACAAGAATTTCACTTCGGGCGTTATGCCTATGCCAGTACTCGAAAACGTGCCGATAATTTTTCCTAAAAATA